CTTCGGTTTATGGGAATACCTTCTACAAAGACAGTATAGCTACAACGGCATACTACTCAACCTTCGTTATATCTGGTACAACGGTTAGTGGAGTTAAGTTTGGAAATAATCTTTCTTACGCCCCGAACTGTACACATGATGCAGGAGGAGGAGGTAGTCAGGCGTCTATGGTTTATCTATCGTTAGGTGCAGTATCAGGTAACTATAGCTTCATAGGCACAGATACGGATGATACACAGCTTAATACTGTTAGACCTTGGGCAGCAACAACGCCGGTTGTATATGCGGACTACACACCAACAGGTTATGCACTTAACAGTGGAACTGCCCTACCAACCAGTTCAGATTTCTTCAATAACTTAATCACAGACCCACGTAACATAGGGGCGATTCAATAATGGCTACACTACGTATAGGCGATAATCCCGGCGCTGGGACCGTTGGAGGAATTCTTGACGCTGAAATTGCACAACAATATCCAACATCTCCACAAGGTACAACAGTTACAACCTACCTAAAGGCTAATACTGCTGGCCAAATTAGTCGGTTCCTCATGCAGTTGGACTTAACACCATTTGCTGGACAGATGGTGGTTGTGAGTAGTGCGTCAGTAAGCATATTAAATGCTGACGCAATGGCATCAACTCGGACGGTTGAATTACGAGAGCTAATTACAACTTTCACGGAGACCCAAGCTACGTGGAATGTCCGTGCAACGGCCACAAACTGGAATGTGGCTGGTGCCTTAACCGGCACAGATGCTGGCACAACTGTTCTTGGTACTGGAATCATGCCAACCACAAGTTCTACCCGCTTTACCGTATCAGGGGCTGGATTTGCAACATGGCTGCAGGGGAAGATAAACGCAGGGGCAACTAGCTGTAATTTTATCTTATCTGTTATCAATGACACTACAGTATTTGACGCATTAAACCGTAGAATAGCTACTCGAAATAATACTACAGCATCAAATCGTCCTTGGTGTGATATTGACTATACGGTGGCTACACCACCAAATATCTCAGTTGATGATATCAGTGTGAATAATTTATCAGGAACTGCAACCTTCACGGTAAGCTTAAGTACGCCGTTCGCGTTACCAGTCTCTGTAGATTATGCAACCACAGACGACACGGCTACCGCTGGAGATGACTACACTGCTACGTCCGGGACACTGACGTTTGCTCCTGGTGAGTCGGTGAAGACAGTTACGGAAAGTATAATTCCTTGATATGTCCACATCACTAGAGTACTTCCGCCTAGTAGCCACTGAGTTTGCATCGGCATCGGATGCAGTTGTGAACCAATGGATCACGATTTCTGGGATGTTCGTGCCAACTGGTTGCCTAGACGCTGAAAAATACGCAATGGCTACGGCGCTCTATGCTGCGCACCTGATTAAGCAATCGACTGTTTCCGCATCTGGTGGCGCTGTTGGTCCTGTCACGATGGAAAAAGAGGGCGACCTAGCGCGAAGCTACGGCACGACTAAGGGTGATGATTCAGTGCTGGGGTCTACTCCCTACGGGTTGCAGTACATGCAGGTTACAGCGGCTTGCTATGGTGGTGCGATTATGACTAGGTACGGTATCAGTGGCACGATTCGTTAAAGACACCGATCTAGGGCTAAAGCATTTCGTGCGTGAGATGCAAGCCGCTGACCGCGCTTTTGTTACCGTTGGCATTCACCAAGGCCAGAAAAACATGGACGGCGTTGACATTGCGGAATACGGCACGTTTAACGAATACGGTACAGAAACCATACCTTCGCGCCCGTTTATGCGGGCATCATTCGATGAGAACGTGGCAGCTATTCAAAAAGATATGGCCCGTGCTGTTAATTCGGCTCGGGCTGGTGGATCGGTTGTTGCGGGGTTGTCGCTTGTCGGTGAAAAACACCAGCAGAGAATCCAGCGCACAATCAAAGGCCGTGACTTTTTGCCAAAACTTGCACAGTCCACGATTGACGCAAAAAAGGGCAGCACTAAAACCCTGATTGATAGCGGGGCTATGGTCAATTCGATACGTTACGTGGTGCATAAATGAGCAGCTTTCGCAAACCATACACAGTGAACCGCACGGCTCCCGGCTCTTACGTTGCCGGTAATTGGGTAGCAGGCGCAGCGTCAACCGTCTCCATTATGGCGACAATCCAGCCCGTGAGCGATCAAGATTTAAAGGCACTGCCAGAGGGCACACGCTCTAGTGATGTGGTGAAAATCTACACGGATACGGTTTTGTACACGGTAGAGGATCAAGGCACAAACCAACAACCTGACCGTATTACATGGTTTGGGCATGTGTACGAGATAACATCCAAATCGGTCCGGCAAATGGGCGTTATCAACCATTACAGATTTTGGGCCACTAAGGTGCCCGTGGCATAAGGAAAAAAATGGCTTCCACAATCGACATCACAAAACCAATTACAGGCGCACCGACAACCCAGAGCGTGCGGGATAACTTCGCAGCCGCGCATACTGAAATTGAAGCACTACAGCAACAGATTGGATATGCCGATTACAACGACTATGCCACTCAGTTATCCCCAATCAGCGTAACAGCAGCTACGTGGACAAAACTAACGAATGACACGCTAGGGCCTCAAACTCGGATAAAGCTGCCGAGCGACGTTACCGCAGTTTGGGATTCTGTTGCGAATCAGTGCGATTTTTCAGAGTTGCCGATTGACACTATGGTAAACCTGCGTGCTGATTTGACGGTCGCAACGACTGGCGCAAACCATACTATTTCACTCCGCGCTGATATGGCTATCGGTGGTGTAGGCCCGTACACAATTGAGCTTGGTGAGCAAACATTCAAATCATCCGGCGACCATAAATTGATTCAGAATCTGCCGTTTTATATTGGTTCAGCAGATATGAGAAACCATCCGGCAGAGCTTAAGGTTTATGCGTCGAATAACTGCACAGTCAAGGTTCACGGTTGGTATTTTGAAGTCACAAAGAATCTGACTGTATGACGCTCCGCACCGATCTATTCGCGCTGTTTGACCCGTTGATTACTGAAACGTTAATCTGGGCTGACGGCAACGCGCCCCGCCCTGCCCTGACCTATGTGACCATGAAAGTAATGGGAATCCGCAGGGTTAATGGTGACTGGCGCAGCGAATCTATCAGCTCCAATGGCCTGCAAACAGTCAAGGGTGATCGAGAGTTCACGCTAAACATTCAGCGTTTCGGTACTGAAAGCGTGGAGGCATTAAGCACGCTGGCTGACAAGCTGCGCCTGACCACAAACATCGAGAAATTCAACACCGCCAAACTGCCAATCATCGACGCGGAGGATGTTGTAGACGTTGCTGCCCTATTGGACAAAGCCCAGATAGAGCCACGCGCAAGCCTTGATGTATTCATGCGCATGAAATCGACTCTCACTGATAACGTGGGCTATATCGACACAGTTGAAGTTGAAACCACAATGACGAAACCAGACGGGTCAACACTGCCTATAGAAACCGTGATTATTACGGTTTGACCTCAAACGCAACCCGGTAAAACTCCACGTTTGGCGGCGTGGGGAAGTTGTTAGTCCTGCCAGTGTCTACGTAAATGGCAAATGATTCGCACGCAAGCCCTAAGGCGCAGGCGCTTTTCCACTGGCACTTATATTTGTCACACGGGTTGCGTGGCATTTTGTCTAACACATTCAGCAAGTCCATGGGCCGCGCCTTTGATAAATTTTGCCTATGATATACAATCCGGCTATCAATTCCAACTATTGAGGATGCCCGAACATGGCCACACTCGCAGATATCGTAAACGTCCAAATTTCACTTAACACCCCGGGCGTTGCGTATGCGACTTTCGGCACCGCGCTTATTGCCTGCCCCCATGCCTCGTTTTCCGAGCTGGTACGCACTTACAAGCGCGGCGAGTATGACGAGGATAATCTCCCTGCCATTTTGGTCACTGCTTTGGATGACCATTTCGCACAAACCCCATGCCCCCGTGAAGTAAAAGTGGGCCGATTGTCGATTGACAAGGTAGTTATCCAGCCTTCCAGCATTGTAAATTCTGCGGTTTACAGTCTCAAGGTAGACGGTCAACTGGCGACCTATACCGCAGACGGTACGGCGCTGGCAACTGAAATCGCCACGGGCGTGGCTGGTGCTATCACTGCGCTTGCTATTTCCGGTGTAACTGCCACGGCAGTGGGCTCCACCGTTGAAATCACCTACGCAAGCGCAATCAAGCCGCTGACCGAGTTCACCCGCTTGGAATTCGGCACGATTACCCCGACTGCCGCCGCGTTGGCCGCTGATCTATCTGCAATTGATGCATCTGACGCGGCATGGTACGTGTTGCACATGACCGAGCGCACTCCTGCCCGAGTATTGGCCGCAGCCGGATGGACCGAGGCACGCACCAAGATTTTTGGCACTGCCCTTGCCGAAGCTGACATCCTGAATGCTGGGCTGACCACCGACACCATTAGCGTGCTTGGTGACACCCAATACTTTCGGACATTTTCGGCCTACCACGCAGCCGCTGCGACCGAGTTTGCAGATGTTGCATGGTCTAGCCGGGTACTCCCCATTCAACCAGGCGGCGAGACTTGGGCTCTCAAGCGTCTGGCATCCGTAACCCCTGACAACCTGACTAGCACCCAGAAAAACACGGTAGTGACCAAGGGCGGTAATACTTTCGAGTTCTACCAGCCTCAGCTTGCCCTGACAAACCCCGGTAAAACAGCCGCAGGCGAGTGGATCGACGTTATCCGGTTCCGTGACTGGCTGGAAAACTTTATTCAGGTCAACATGGTGACACTGATGGTCAAGCGCGACAAGGTGCCTTACACCGATGCGGGTATCCAATTGATCGGCAACAATCTCAAGGCTTCGCTGCGCCGTGGTCAAGAGGTTGGCGGTATCAGCCCTGACGAAGTGGACGCAGACGGCAATACAATCCCCGGCTTCATTGTCACACTGCCATTGCGTGCGAATGTGACCGACGCAGAGGCCGCAACCCGCGTGCTGGATATCGGCTTTTCGGCTAGATTGGCTGGTGCTATTCACGTTGTGAACGTCACTGGTAGCCTGTCATATTCCTTCAACTAATCGGAGCATCTAAATGGCAGAATTTCAAGGCACCTACTCCGCTGATAAGGTAATTATCACCGTTGGTACATCAATCTTGTCGGGCTTCGCTGACGGCGACTTTGTTACCGCGTCCTATGCCGAAGATCGCGCAACCCCGAAGTCAGGCGCTGACGGTGGTGTAGGGGTTTCCCGCAACGCATCCAAGCTGGGCACCATCGTTGTCACCCTGAGCGCGACCAGTGCTGCAAACGACGCACTATCGGCCATGTTCAACTTGGACGCGATTACGGGCAATTCTGTATCCGTTCCTATCAGCGTGGTTGACTTGTCCGGGCGCACCCTTATCGGCGCTGCAAATTGCTGGTTGCAAGTATCCCCCGAAGCTACATTCGGCAAGGAGATTGGTGACCGTGAATGGACATTCGGCTGCGCTGATCTAGTGATGTACATGGGTGGTAACGGCTGATGTTTCTGAACAACTTTCACGGGACATACGACCCGTCGAAGGTAATCATCACGGTTGATGACAGAATCGTAAACGGGTTCACCGATAGCGATTATGTCACAGTCGTTATGGAA